GGAATTTGTTTGCCAACACCAGTCATGGTTTCAAGACCAGCACTTACAACTCTTTCAGGTGCTGTTTGTTCTTCTGGAGGAGCAGTCAAACCAGCTCTAGTCATTAAATTCTGAAGACCTTGGGAAGTTGGCATTAACCTGTAATCTGTAAATGGAGACATTGCGAGATTGGCAACGCTTCCAACCACATCAGCGGCTGGAACTAATACACTTCCAGCTAAAGCCGCTGGCGCACCGCCAAAGTATTGCCCAACACTAGCACCAACTGCTGTAGGAGCAACAGCCCTTGTCGTTATATCAAGACCTCTTTTAAATGCATCTAGCATTGAAGATGTTGCATCTTTTGTCGCACTCGGTGCGGGGGCTTGTTGTGACGCTTGTTGCAAGGCATACTGATATGCCTGTGCATCTGTTAACTCACGATCTGACTCAACCTCATAAGTTCCGCTATTAGGAATAGCAATTTCATACTTAAATTTAGCCATGTCAATTTTTCCTTTTAACAGTAACTCCAGCAGGGAGGTCTGATGGTGCTGAACCACCTTGGTTTTCAACCATTTCTAACCATCCAGCCAATGTATTGCCCGACTTTGACAAGTAAGTTGCTTGTTTGGACAGATAACCAACAAGTTTTTCTTGAGCAGTTTTCTTATTCACCAAATATGTTTTGAGGTCTTTGGGAGACAAGGTAGTTGGCAACGCTGTATCCAAGGCAAGGTTCAATTCACCTTCTGACAAAGCACCAAATGTTACAGAACCAATGACATCAAGACCTAATTGATTTCTTACATTTGCAAGTTGTATTGATGCCGCTGTTATGTTTGGAAATTTACTTGCGATTACACCTGTATTCGCACCCTTGTCAATTGCGTCAATAGCCTCATTAATGTTGCCAATATTTGTCTTGATTTTGCCAATCTGTGCAAATGCTTGACCAACTTGTTTTGCAGTAAAGTCAGCAAGACCTCTCTCTTGCGCTCTAACTCCTTGAAGCTTTGCTCCATACTCTTCTGATGCCTTAATTGCATCTGCTCTAGCTTGACCTTTAAGTTCAACACCTTGAGCACTAATAACCTTAGTTGTTCCATCCTTCATAACCAAGATAGTTGTACCATCTGGCGTAGTTTTGCTAGATTGAACCTTATCAGAACCACCAACACTAGATTCAGCTTTTCTCTGGTTTCTATCTAAAGCAGTATTATTTACTTTAGTAAGGCTTTCAAGAGAATCTGCCCTTCCTTTGTCATCAAGGTTGTCCCACTGAGCCGCAATTTCTTTAGCAAAAGGTTCAACCGTTTTGTCAATTGCCTTGCTATCAATCATGGCTTTGATTGGATTTTCGCCAACAGGGACTTGCTTCAATCCTGTAGGTGTCACTATTTCATATTTTCCAGTAATAGGATCTTTCTCAGTAATGATGTCACCACGCTTAAAGACCTTAGTCTCTGGCGTGAGTCCTTTAAGAACCTCTCGACCAGCAGGAGTTCTTTGCAACTCATTTCTAATTGTTATATTGACTTCGCCTGTTGTTGGATCATACAAATTTTCAGCCAGCTTTTGAGCATCTCTTAGCTCAAATAATTTTCTGCCTTCTAAAACTCTATTGATAGCACTTTGTCCTTTTTCTCCAAGACTCATTAATTTAGTATGAACTTCCTCATTTATAGAGCCATCAGCTGCAATAAGTGCTTTTGATAAATTTTGTATTTGTTGCTCTTGCGTTCTAGCAACTTGCTTTTCTTGTAAAGTGCCAATGCCTTGCGCACTCTCAAGCCTTGTCCTAACAATATCTGCACCAGATTGCCCATATTTAGAAATTAATTTATTTGCAACTTCTTGATTAAATTCTTGTGTTACTGGGTCAACCAATGGCTTATTCAGATACAAACCAGTTTCAGGGTCTATGCCATTAGCTTCCATTGATGCCATTGACTTCATGTTACGCTCTTGCTCACCCAACTTACGCTCAATCAAACGACCTTCACGCTCAAACTTACGAGCCTCGGCAACTGATGCCTGTTCTTGCACCCGCATCATTTCATTACGCAACAGGAATGCTGCTTCTTGATCGCCAGTTTGCAATGCTGTTTGAATGGCTTGTGCGTATGAGTCTGGGTTGCTTGGGTCAATCATGCCAAGCAACTGCTGACGCTGAGTGATCTTCTGCAATTGTGGGTCAACACCACCCAAAGCACCGCCAATGGCACGACCTAGTTGCTGTGCGCCAAGAGCAATGCCATATTGACCCTGTTCCATTGGGCTGAGTCTTGCTGATTGCAAGGCTTGCGCTTCCATAGCCGCAAGACGCTGTTGCTCATACTGCTGTGGAGTAGTAAATAAACCTAAGATGTCTGATGCCATGATTTAATCCTATGACTAATTTCCAAATACTGAAAATCCAACTGATCCAAAAGGGTCTTCCATAGCTGCTTGTTCTTGTTGTTTTAAAGGAAATAAATAATTTGCCACACCACTACCAAACTCAGGGCTTCTACCCAAGTTCATCAATGCTGTACCAATACCACTTTGTCCTGCCGCACCTTGAAGGGTTTGAGCCGCACCCATACCGCCCAAAAGCAAACTTCTACCAACACCAGCACCAGCTTCAGCAGAACGACCGCCCAATGCAGACCCTAATGTCAAAGGCTGTTGTCCAAGAGATTCAATGGTAGAACCAGCACCTAAGTAAGTGCTAAATGGACTCAGAGCACCAACCTGACCAGCTTGATACTGACCCATTAAGCCAGCACCTTGTCCAAGCAATCCTGCGCCAAATGCCACATTCTGTTGACCAGCCTGTTGAGCCTGAGAAGCCAATTGCAAGTCTTGTTGTGCCAATGCGTTGTAGTAGGCTTCCATCTCAGGAGTAGTAGCGCCCAAACCAGCCGCACCACTTGGGCGCAATCCTGTAGCACCTACTGACAAGCCACCACGACCTGTTTGGAACAACTGGTTCTGCAACTGAGCATATTGACGCTCACGGCTAGGCGCAAGCAAATCTTGTTGCTGTCTCATGTATTGAGATGCCACTTGTTCAGGTGTCTGCTGTAGATACTGCTGACCCAATCCAAACAGTCCAGCCGCACCAGTTTGCAAAGGTGCATACTGTTGTTGTGCCATCTCAGCTTCAGTTAATCCTCTTTCAGTCAATCCCATCAATCTATCTTGATAGGCTTTAAGTTCAGGAGAGACTGTGTAGCCAGCACCAGACAGATAACCGCTAGGATCAAACTGGAACTGCGATGAGCCATACCTAGTAGTAACCCCTACAGGGCGAAACTTAGCCGCTTCAGCCGCAATTCGTGCAGACTCAAGTTGCGCTTGTGCAGATTGTCGTGCCGCATCTCCAGCGGCTTTACTTTGCATTGCACCACCTAACAGTGATGCACCTCCCATAACTAATGCGGCTTCAACTCCCATCATTTTCTCCTAACAAATATTTGTCTTAATTTTGCATCTGAACCGACAAAATCTTTCAGATACTCAAATCCCACAATACTTAGAAATTTCTCATGCTTTACATCACCAATTTCATGTATTGCATAAATCTCACTTCTATGTATCTCAAACAACTTTCTCAAATCACCTAACAAATCTTTCTTCACTTCCTTTGTCCACTTCACACAATCGCAATGTATAAAAGTGAACCCAAAATCATTTTCCAAAAAGACAATGTAATCATTGTGATAGATTACTGGTGTCTTCACGCAGTCCTTTTCCACATATAGACAGTAATGTACGGTTGGTAGTTGGCATTTGTGCCACTTGAACCTGTTGAGGCAACTGTTGTTGTAGAAGTGATGTTTGCTGTGTTAGTTGTGGTTGCTACTGTTTGAGCCGCACCAATAACAGAACAGTTACCTCCCCCAGCATTACCAAATCCTGTGCTTGTATTCCCAATAAAGTGATTATGTCCAGAGTCTGTTGATGTTGTGGTTGCCGTGTGAGTGTGGCTGACAGTGATTGCATCTGCACTACCACCTGTTTCTTCAGCAGTATCAAACAACGCATTACTTGAATCGAAACCAACCATGACACGACCAGCACCAAATGCAGTCCATGTACCAAAGCCAAGCAAAGTTGCAGGGTTAGTGCTAACACTTGCATTCGTGTAGATAGAACCCACTGGATACAACAAAGCAATTGCCGCTTGAACAAAAGCAGTGGTAGCAATAGTGGTTGTGTTACTTCCATTAGCCTGAGTAACAGCAACCGTACCAGTTGGCAGTGTTGGTGTGCCAGTAAAGGTAGGACTTGCCAAATCTGCTTTAGTTGCAACAGCAGTAGCAATGTTGTTGAACTCAGTATCAATCTCTGTACCTTTGACAATCTTTAAAGGATTGCCAGAAGCTAAAGCATCCTTGGTTGCAAAGTTCGTACTCTTGGTGTAATTGGACACAATCTTCTCCTTTAACTCAGTTTGCCTTGTTTGGCAAGAATCTCAATCTTTTGAATCGACAAAGCAGTGCCATTAATGTCAGTCTCATAGCCTGTTTGCACAATCTTTCCAGCACCCGATGCCGAAACAGTCAATGTTTGAATGGCAACACCATCAGAATAGTAAGCAATCGTGGAGGCATTTGCACCATACTCAGCAATACCATAATAGTAAACATCTTGCTCTGGAATTGTTGCGTTGTCAGACAAGTAATTGGTTTTGAAGTCAAAACCCCACTTGAATGTTACTGTTTGGTTTGAGCCACCAATCACAACCGTAGACAACTTCTTCAGAATTGAAGTTACATTCTGGTTGCCAAGATCAGCATGATTTGTGTAGTACAACATCCGATAGGAATCGGTGTGATCTTGGTAAGTGTTGTACAACGCTATATAACCATTCTGCCCCAACAACAAACTACCATCACGCTTAGACAACAAGGTTGTAGGTGTGATTGAATCCCAAACTGTCACCCTAGCCGCACCATCAGGCAAATAAGCCTTAGTGTCAAACACCCAAGTAGTGTCAATACTTGGAGTAACCAACAAATAAAACGCCTGTTTTTCACTATAAACAGACTTGATGTTTGCCAATGTTTCGCCAGCTACTGTACTCATCAAGTCATTACGAATATTCTTGGACAAGTCTCTCTCAGGCGCAGACTTCTCTTGAATCGTTCTCATCAACGATCTGACACCAGAGTTAGACAAGAACAACACATCAGTGCTGGTAGTTTGAATACTGTCTCTGGCAATGCAACCAATACCCTCTACAGTGTCGCTCAACTGCATGGTTGCAGGGGTAGTGGCATTGGCATACACCAAGATTTGACGCTTGCCAAAGATGAATAAGAAACCATTGTGTGCCGCCAAACCAGTGATCTGGTCTGAACCATTTACCCACACCCTTGATACATCTAAAGAACCAGCAGTTCCTGTTGACCAAACATGACCAGCAATCAAGTCACTAAAGAAAACCGTTGAGTTGTCTGAATTAGTGTTTGCCGCCCACAACCTACCAAATGCAGAAATCACGATGTCTGCATCAGGCACTGTAGCTACATACCCTGTCTTCTCAGATACCCTACGGTATGTCGTTGTGGATACAGCAGGGTCATAGATCAGTGGATTAAACCCTGACTGAAAGAAATAAGTGATCTGATTTAAAGAGGCACATTGCCAATTGCTTGCTGTAATGGTTGGTGCAGAACCACCCCCCCCATAAGTCAATTCCACAACATTGTTTGACCCATCAAGTTTAAACAGTTTGTTGTTGCCAGTAAACAAAACAGTCAATGTTCCATCTTCTTGCACTAACTCATGGATGACTTTGACATCATTTGCGCCCAAGTCACCAGAAGAAGAATTGACCCTTGACCAACCTTGCCGTGAACCAATACGACCATACTGGTCAATGATGCAGTTTGTCGCAACCAAGGCAAAGCCAGCATTCAAATCAAGAGGCGAGTCTTGAGTATTCAACCCATAAAAGCCGGGGGCTGAGATGCTGTAGGCTTGAATCTGTTGGCTCATATCGCAACAAACTCCTGATTCTCAGGGTAGCGTGTACCTTCCAATGCAATGTAGTCAGAGAGCATTGACTTATACAACAGATACGCTTCAGATGAGGACAAACCACCATCTTCGCCACGCTCTACCAATGCCCGAGCATAAGCATTTTGAGCCACCAACGTGTCAGGCACAGAGATAATTGTTGCATCTGATGACAATGTGGCTTGTGGAACTGTCAGGCTAAATGGGATGCTATACACACCATCAGGGCGAGGATACAGCGTTACTTTGGTGTCATAGCTACCATTGACACCATCAAAGGCGTAATAGGCAGGGATTCCACTAACAGGCGTAGAGAAGTTCTGAAACCTGTTCATGGTTGCAAAGTCGATGTTCTTCATGCGAATATTGCTTGTGACATTCAGCACATCAAGAACTTGAAACTTCTGACCAGCACCTGTCAAGGCATACGAGTATGTGCCTGAAGTAGTGCTCAGAGTGATTGTTGTGCCAAGAACATTCCAAGCAAAAGCATCTTCTACTTGACGCTTGGCATCATTGACAAACTTGCCAATGAGAGAAGAATATGTTGTTTCGGCATTGGTTGATACAGTTGTTTCACGCAACCGAATCAAAACATCGTTAATGAGTTCAAGGTAGGTCATTGTCTTGTCAATCCTATTTGTTCAAATGTGGCAATAAAGCTAAATGATGAATCAGATTCAGTAGTGATTTTGAGTTTGTCACCTTCTTCAAAAACAATGTATGCACCACCATCAAACTGAAGATAGGTTTTTGATGTAAAACTGTAAGAGGTTAATATATCAAGAGTAGTGTT